ATCAAGAAAGAGATGGATACTGATCCATTGGATGGTGGAATTGTTCTACCACCAGGCGGTGATGGCATTAAAAGAATACCAACTGATCAAGCTGGTATGCCAATTGATCCAGAAATGCCAGCAGATGATCGGGCTCGCGCTGCAATGGGTCTTCCTCCTGAAGGTGAAGAAGAACCACCGCCAGAATAACAATAATTGAAAGGAAGTAAAAATGAGTAAAGAATTTGTAAAAGCAATTATATCAGATAATAATATTGGAGCGGAAAAGGCCTTTAATGATTCTATTTCTGCAAAGGTTGGCCAAGCTCTAGAGATAAAGCGCAAGGAGATTTCTAAAAGCATTGTTTCAACAAAGATGGTAGAGAATGATTAAAAATGAAAAGAATTGAGGAAATATATGAATCTACAGTGGTAGAGAAGGATGAGCATCGTAAATCTAAGGAGTATAAGAAATTATCTCCTAAGATGAAGGATGCTATTGACTTAATTTTCAAAAAAATGGATGATAAACCTTCAGATTTCCTAAATACTTTTGAGAAAACAATTAAAGATATTTCAAAAAAATTCAAAGTTTCTGAAAAGAAAATAATGGATTATTTTGAAAAAGAAATGTTGTCAATATAGGAGCTAATGATGGCAGTTGTATTACACGAAATTAAAGATTCAGATTTTGAATATGTTGTAAAGGTTACAACAACTAGTACTAACAGCGCTGCATCTATTGTTGATGTATCAGCTGCTGAAGGTGCCGCCACTAATCCAAGATTAACTCTTGTGGCTGCAAGTTGGTCAGTTACTTCGCAAACTGATATTTTATGGGATGCTTCAAGCAATATTGTTATCCTTTCAGTAAATGGAAGTGGACATTATGGGCATACTCATGAAATGCCATCAATTTCAAATAATGCTGGTTCCGGCGTAACGGGAGATGTTCTTCTTACTAATAGTTCTGCTTCTGTAGGTTACATTGTGTTAAAATTCAGAAAAGTATCTGGATGGGATAATATAACATAGGGGATATGGGATGGATACAGTAAGATTATTTTCAGAAGCTGTAGAAGATGTAGAATTTATCACTGAAGCCAAGAAAGATGGCGGTAAGAGCTATAAAATTAGAGGTATTTTTCTACAGGCAGACATTAAAAACCGCAACGGGCGGGTATATCCTTTAGAAATTCTTTCTAAAGAGGTTAGTAAGTATAATAGAAACTTCATAAGAGAGAATAGAGCTTATGGAGAATTAGGCCATCCAGATGGTCCTACGGTAAATCTGGAAAGAGTTTCACATATCACCACAAGCCTTGTTCCCGATGGTAAGAATTTTATTGGCGAAGCAAAAATTATGGATACGCCGATGGGTAAGATTGTTAAAAATCTGATGGATGAGGGTTGTAAGTTGGGAGTTTCTTCAAGAGGAATGGGTAGCTTACAACAGAGAAATGGTGCAAACTATGTGAAGGATGATTTCTATCTCGCAACTGCAGCTGATATTGTTGCTGATCCATCTGCCCCAAATGCCTTCGTAGAAGGTGTTATGGAAGGAAAAGAGTGGGTTTATTTTTCAGAATCTAATTCGTGGGTTCCTCAATTAATTAAAATACGAATTGAAGAAGATGTTCGGGCCCGGCGCTTGAATGATATAAGAAAAGCACTATATTTTAGTAAGTTTTTAAAATCTATATCTTAAAAGGGACTTGACTAATTCTATTTCATATGGTATAAATAGAGAAGGCTAAGAGTTTTAATGTATTATGTATATGCTTTAATCGATCCAATTAATAAAATTCCTTTTTATATAGGTAAAGGTAAGGGAGGAAGAGCTTGGGTCCATTTTCAAAAAGCTCATAAAGATAATAAAGATAAATTAAATATTATTAAATATATAAAATTATTAGGATGGGAACCGCAAGTTTATATAATTCAAGAAAATATAAAAACAAGCAAAGAAGCTTTATTAATTGAAGGTGAATATATTTTAGAGTATAAAGAATTTTTAACAAATAAAGATAATATCCTGCCAGATCGAACTGGTTCAATAATGAGTGCGGAACAAAAACATCATTTATCTATTATAAATACAGGGAAAAATTTAACAGAAGAACATAAAACAAAAATAGGTATAGCAAATTTGCGTAAAGTTAATTATATGCCTAATAAAAAATATTTAGATAAAAGTAAATTAAGAAACGAAGGTTCTAAAAATCCAAGGGCGAGAAAAATAAAAGTGAATGGTATTACATTTGGTTGCGTGAAAGATGCCTATAATTTTTATGAAGTATCAGGTCCAACATTTAGAAAACGCTATAAATATGAATATCTAGTTTCTTAAAAACCTATAATTTATAAATATTATAACAAGAAAAGGAGTAATCCCTATGTCCGAATTAGATCAAACAATTGAAGAGCTCGAAGCAGAGGTTCTTGCGGAACTTGAAGAAGCATCCGAAAAATCATTAGGTAAGGCAATAGACCTTGGCTTGGGTTCAAACAACGCTGATGAGGGTGTCAGTAAGGCTAAAAAACCAGCTGCGAATGTTGCGGGTACTGATAAGAGAGAAACCGTTGCCGGCGTGCGTAAAGATTTAGGCGGCGCGAAACCAGAAGCAAAGACTGAAAAGGGCGCGGATGAGGATCGATCTGAAAAAGAAATAGGAAAGAAAGCAACTTCAGCATCAAAGAAAGTTTCTGATGCTCAGAATAAAGGCGCTAAGGAGGAACCCAAAGTGAAACAAGGAAGTTCAGGAGAGGCTACTCCCGGTGAGAAAATGAAACTTGCTGCTGGAGATGATCTAGACTTAGATGGTGATGAGCTCGCAGAAGGTAAGAAATTAACCAAAGCACAGCATCTTGAAAATATTGCAAAGATGAAGAAAGCTGATATTGAAGAAATGTTGGCTACTCATGCTTCGAAACTTGAAGAAGCAGATAGTGCTGAGACTGAGGAAGAATTGAAGAAACTTGAAGATGCTAAAGCAGACATTGAAGAGAAAATTAAGAATATTTCTGTTAAGGAAGATGTTGAGGCTCTGGTAGAAGGTGAAGAGCTTTCAGAAGAGTTTAAAGAAAAGGCCGCTCATATTTTTGAAGCCGCAGTCAAGTCAAAGATTCGCTCTGAAGTAAAGAGAATTGTAGAAGAGACTCAATCTGAAAAGGATCAAGAGATTGAAATCTTTGTATCTGAAATGACTGAAAAGGTTGACAACTATCTCAATTATGTTGTAGATGAATGGACTAAAGAAAATGAGTTAGCAATTGAACGCGGATTAAAAGGTGAGATTGCTGAAGACTTTATTTCTGGTTTGAAACAGTTATTTGAAGATCATTATATTGATGTTCCAGATGAAAAATATGACGTTCTGGAAGCACAATCTGAGAAGATTTCCGAGTTAGAAGATAAGCTAAACGAAGAAATTCAGAAGAATGTTAACTTCAAGACTTCTAATAATGAACTTGTTCGTGAACAGGTTATTTCAGAAGTTTCTGAAGATTTGGCTGACACTGAATCTGAAAAGTTTAAATCTCTGACTCAGGATGTTGAGTTTAGTGATGAAAACTCATTCCGTGAGAAGCTTGATACCCTGAAGGAAAATTATTTCCCCAGAGTAAATAAATCAAGTGACGTTACTATAGATTATGAAGATGGTGGCACCGCACAGGACATTGATACGACAGATGCTATGAAATCGTACATGTCTGCTATCAGTCGTAACAAGGCGCGGGCCGAATAATATTATAAAAAAACAGATGTAACTAATAATAAAGGAGAAACAAATGTTTCAAACAGAACATCTACAAGAAAAGTGGAAGCCAGTCCTAGAGCATCCCGATTTACCTCCAATTACGGATGCTTATAAGCGGGCAGTTACCACTGTAATTCTTGAAAATCAAGAAGCTGCTTTAAGAGAGGATCGTTCGTTCCTTTCTGAGGCTGCTCCAGTAAACGCAATGTCCGGCGGACAGATGGATACATGGGACCCAATTCTCATCTCTCTCGTTCGGCGTGCAATGCCTAATCTTATCGCATATGACGTATGCGGTGTGCAACCAATGACAGGCCCAACTGGTCTTATCTTCGCAATGCGTTCTTCATTCACCTCTCAGGATGGTGCTGAAGCTCTCGTTGATGAGTCAATGCCTGATATTTCTAACCAGAACGCTGCCGGTACTGTCGGTGGTGGTGATGTTGGTGCAACCGAGACTAACCCTGCTGTCCTTAATGACAGTCCTTCTGCTGGTACATATGTAAGTGCAACCGGCATGACAACTGCTCAGGCAGAAGCTTTGGGTGATACTACTACCAATGCTTTCTCAGAGATGGCATTCTCAATCGAGAAGTCCACTGTTACCGCCGTAACCCGTGCCCTGAAGGCCGAGTATACGATGGAACTTGCTCAGGACTTGAAGGCAATTCACGGTTTAGATGCAGAAACAGAACTTGCTAATATTCTTAGTTCTGAAATTCTTGCTGAAATTAACCGGGAAGTTATTCGTTCTCTGTATATTACTGCTGTTAAGGGTGCTCAGGTCAATACGACTACTGCTGGTATCTTTGATCTTGATACCGACTCAAACGGTCGTTGGTCAGTTGAAAAATTCAAGGGTCTTATGTTCGCAATTGAACGTGATGCCAATGCGATTGGTCAACAGACTCGTCGGGGTAAGGGTAACATGCTGATTGTATCGGCTGATGTTGCTTCTGCTCTTAATATGGCTGGTGTGCTTGATTACACTCCTGCTCTTAACAACAATCTTAGTGTTGATGACACTTCCACTACTTTTGCTGGTGTCATGAACGGCCGGTTTAAGGTTTATGTTGATCCATATTCTGCAAATGTTGCTGCAAGTCAGTACTACATTGTTGGTTATAAGGGTACTTCACCTTACGATGCTGGTTTCTTCTACTGCCCATACGTTCCCCTACAGATGGTTCGTGCGGTTGGTGAGAACAGCTTCCAGCCCAAGATTGGTTTCAAGACTCGCTACGGAATGGCTGCTAACCCATTTGCTGCTGCTGGTGCAGTTGCTGCTGGTGACACAGTTAATACTAACGCTTCTCTTGATGCAAATACTAACGCCTGGTACAGGCGCACAAAAGTGCAGAATTTAATGTGAGATTGGTTTCTAATAAGAAACTTGACTACAAACTTGAGGGGGGCAGAAATGCTCCTCTCTTTTTTTATCTTATAAATATACGAATGAAACATCCACAATCTCAAAAGGATAAGGTAGCAGCTCCATTAGCTAAAGAATATACTATCGTTGATCCTGATGGGAATGTGTTTAATGTAGTTAATCTGACGAAGTGGTGCAAAGAAAACAACTTAGATCAAGATAATATGGTGAGGGTAGCAAATGGTAAAGCAAAGCAACATAAGGGTTATTTGGTTAATTTTGTAACCTAAATACAAATGAAAAATCTGATTTCAATAAAAGATTTAACTTTTTCGGAAATACAGATTCTATTTTCTCGCGTAGAAGATATAAAGCATGATTATACGCAATTTCGGAATTATTTAGATAACAATATTTTAACAAACCTATTTTATGAGCCATCAACTAGAACATCCTCATCCTTTGCTGCAGCTATGTATCGGTTAGGAGGAGATGTTATATCCATTAACGATGTTTCTTATAGCAGTGTCGCAAAAGGAGAATCATTAGAAGACACAATTGTCACTATGGGAAACTATAGTGACATTATTGTTTTAAGAAGTAAGTCAGCGGGCGATGCAAAGCGCGCCGCCAAGGTTAGCACAGTTCCTATTATAAATGCTGGTGATGGAAACGGAGAGCATCCTACACAAACCCTATTGGATTTATATACAATCTATGAGAGGTTTAATAGAATAAAGAGTTTAACAATTACTTTTGTCGGTGATATTAAAAATAGTAGAACTGTACATTCTCTTTCTAAATTTTTGGAAAAGAGATGTGTAATAAATTATTGCGAAACATATGATATAGATAAATTACCAAAATCTGATGTTTATTATCTCACCAGAGTTCAAAGAGAAAGAGGTAGCAACGGATCATATAAATTAACAAGAAAACATGTAGAAAAAATGCCAGAAGATTCAATAGTTTTACATCCATTTCCTCGCAACGAAGAAATACCTCGATGGTTTGATAACGACCCAAGAGCTAGATATTTTGATCAAATTAAAAATGGATTATATGTTCGTATGGCACTTTTAATGTCATATAAATAGAAGTATCATGGTAACACCAACATCACCTTTGGCTCGGCAACCAGACAAGCTCGATTACGCCTCACCAACACAATTTCGTTTTGGGATTCACCAATTACCAAAAGTGGAGTTTTTTGTGACAGCTGTAAATATTCCTGGCATATCCTTGGGTACAGCATTAATAAATACACCATATAAAGATATTCCTTTGCCAGGAGAAAAGTTAGAATATGGTAACTTATCAATTGAATTTTTGGTAGATGAATATCTTGAAAACTATATAAGCTTACATAACTGGATGACAGGTCTTGGTTTTCCACAAGATAGAGAAGAGTTTAAAACCTATAGAGATGTTACTTCCAATACCCCAGCGACTCCGGCTGGTGCGGTTCAATTTGATATTGGTAAGGTAGGTGCGCCCACACCAGATCGCGCTATGTTTGCAGATGCGTTTATTATGATTATGTCTAATAAAAATAATCCCATTCTTGAAATTAATTTTGAAGATGTTTTTCCTGTATCTATAGGAGATTTGAATTATAGTCAAGATGCGACGGATGTCGAATACATTAAAGTAACAGCAGAATTCGCATACAAAATATACACAATGACATCATTATAATTTAATATCAATGGAAGATTATGAATTTAGACCAATTGAAAAATGAATCAAGAGTAGACTTACCTATAATAGATCAAGAGCATTTAGACCAAGAAGGATTTAAAAATCAGATAATATCACCAAAGTGGTTGGATTATAGAACTAGGTTTAAGAGCTTACTGATAAAAAATAAAGGTAATTATCAGAGATTATATAGAGAAAAATGGGAATATTACGGCGGTAAAGCTGACGCAAAGATTTATGTTGCGAAGCCATTTGATCTAAAAGTTCTCAAAACCGATCTTCATATGTATATCACTTCTGATGAAGAAATCATAGCACTAGCAGATAAAATTAGCTACTTGGAAACCATTATTGAGTTTATTGATGGCATTCTGAAATCTATTGATCGGCGAGGCTGGGATATTAAAAATGCTCAGGATTGGAAAAAATTTGAGGCCGGGATGATATAATAATGAACATTGAAGATTATATTGGTTATTATGAAAATGTTGTCCCTGATGAACTTTGCTGGAACATACTTAATTATAATTTTATGTTTCAGCCGTCATCATACTCTAATCACAAAGAAGTAG